TTAGGCACAGACACAGGCAATTTTATGGATGGCTATAATTATTATATGGATGGCTACAACGCAACTGCTACTCGTGTGTTTTTAGATGAAGGCGAATACTTTTACAATTACGATGCTAATATACCAACATCACAAGGGAACGGTTTATGGGGTTCTTTTGATGTAGACATAAACGCTGGTGAAACAATAAAATATACAAATTTAAGAACAGGTGCAACGCATACTGAGACGGCTGGTAGTGACGGTGTAAAAAGTTTTGCAAGGGTGTACATAACCTTTGCAGCAGACGGAAACAAAGTGGAATTATTTTCAAGCAGTAGTTCTTTATTGTGGACGGGTACTTTTAAACCCGAGTGCGAACCAAAATACAAACCCGTTGTAATTGACTTTGTGAATAGGTACGGTAGTTGGGCAAGAATATTCTTTCAAAAAGCAAACAAGCGAAGCGTAACCGTAAAAACGAATGAATATAAATTCAATCCTAAAACACTACCATATACAAGTTCAAACAATGGGCAACGTAAAGAGATAAACACGAACGGAACAGAAACCATAACACTAAACACAGGATGGGTAAACGATGGCTATGCAGACTATTTAGAGCAGCTTCTATTGAGTGAAAGAGTTACGTTACTCGATTACGATGTAAACCCTAATTATACACCCGTTAAAGTAAAAAGTAAAACACTAAAAAAGCAAACAGGTTTAAACGATGGTATGATAAATTACACACTCGAATTCGAATTTGCATTTGACATTTTAAACAACGTAATATAATGCGAGGTATTTCTATTTTAGTTGAGGGGCAGTTATTAGATCTATTTAAAGACGAACAAATAAATGTTACGTCTATGCAACAAAATGTGCAAGACATTAACAAAGTATTTACCGACTTTAGTCAATCGTTTACAGTCCCTGCTACTCCAAACAACAACGATATATTTCTACACTTTTACGAAAACAGTTTACAACAAACTATTGACCAAAACGTAAGACGGGAAGCAATAATTGAAATTGACTTGACAACTTTCAGACGTGGCAAAATAAGTTTAGAAAAAACAGAGGTGCAAAATAATGAACCATACAGTTATCAAATAACTTTTTATGGTGATGTTGCAAGTCTTAAGGATACATTTGGAGATTCTAAACTTGTGGATATTACAACATTAAGCAGTACAGAATTTAATTATTCAAGCAGTACGGTTAGCCAAAGGATAACAGACGATGCGACTGAATACCCAATAAGATTTCCTTTAATAGTTGGAAGAAATGTAACTTATGGTGACGGCACAAGCACTGACATAAGTCACGGTGCAAGTGGTTCTATTGCTTATAACGAGTTGTTTCCTGCAATAGCAGTTTATCAAATATTTAATGCGTTACAACAATTGTATTCAATTACATTCAATGGTTTGTTTTTAAGCAGTGAACAATTTAGAAGGGCGTTTTTATATTGTCAAAATGCAGAAACATTTACATTTAATACAAAGCCACAATTAATTGAATTTGCAAATTTATTTACAGATAGTGCTTTTAATAATAGCACTACTTTAACGGCTACTGACTTTTTTGATGAAGCAACAGAAATACTTACAATAACGCAATTTGTACCAAGCGTGGCATTTCCAAATGTATCGGTAGGTGGCACGTATTCAAATGCACATCATTCTATTATTGTAGAAGTTATAAACCCCGGCACAGTAACAGGTATTGATACGTTTATAGACGTTTACAGAAACGGTCAACTAGTAGGAACATACGACACGCCAAACTTTACTATTGAATTAAACAACAATACTATTGTAGGCAACCAACAATACCAATTTTATTTAAGAACTTCAGCGGCAGCAAGTAGGTTAATAAAAATAGGATATTTACAACGTGCATTATATACAACATTGGGAGGCAGTCAAGCAGTTACTAACGGATTTAGTTCGTTAAGTTCAACAACTACAGCAACAGAATTTAGCGTATTGAACTATTTGCCTGATATGAAGATAGTAGACTTTTTTAAAGGTGTTTTGCAGATGTTTAATTTGACTTGTTATTCAACTTCAAAAGATGTTTACCAAGTTGAACCGTTAGACGATTGGTATCAAAAAGGTGCTATTGTAGATATAACAGAATACACCGATATTAAAAGCACTCAGATTGACAGAATTAAACTATTTAAAAATGTTAGCTTTTCATATCAAGAAAGTGAATGTGCAACCAACGAAGCATTTAGAGAATTAACAGGCGGTCGTGACTACGGAAACACGAACGAAAAGTTTGATTATGACGGAGGCGAATATAAAGTTGATTTGCCTTTTGAAAATATGATGATGCATAAATTTACAGGTACTGATTTGCAAGTAGGTAAAAGATTAAACACCGACTTACAAAACTATATAACCAAGCCGTTAATAATGTATGCGTATGATACTACTAATGCACAATGGCGATTTGACGAAGGAACAGGTGTTACAAATATGAGTACATACATACCATTTGGGCAAGATCTCAGACTTGGTACTACAGACTTTACTTTAAATTTTAATGCAGATATAAGCACGTTTTTATTAGAGCCTGTTTTAAATACATTATTTTCTGTTTATTATGGTGCATACATAATTAATTTATACAATCTTAGAAATAGACGAACCACCGTAAAAACGAACTTACCCATTAGTTTACTCACAGGATTGCAACTAAACGACCGTGTAATAATTCGCGACAAACGTTATATGATTGAATCAATGAAAAGCAACCTGAATACAGGTGACGTTGATTTAGTTTTAATAAACGACTTTAGAACTCTAATTTCAGACGGTGGTATAATACCTGAAATAATAGTTCCTGATAATACCGCACAATGCTTAAACATCGATATACTGTTTCCAAACGATGCACAACAAGCAACTATTACTACAACCACAAGTGGTGTAACAATAACACCAAGTACATTAACAAGCGAAGGTCGCACGGAAGTATGTTTGCCCGTCAATACGGCAACTGACTTGATAGTAACCGAGGACGGAACAGACGACATAACAGACGAAAATGCAGGTACTATAACAACCAAACAATTTAGAACAGAAGGTACAGGTACAACCGTTATTGTGTTGGTAGTTACATATACACTCACTAACGGAAACACGGCAGCAAATCAAATATTTATACAACAACAAGGATAATGCTAAAACATATAATTGACTTATTACAAATAGATGACTTTTACGATGGAAGTTACAATGTGCAAGTTGCAAAAGGTTTATACAATTACGAGAAAACTATTAAAGAGATCTATAAGCAAAAAAAAAGAATGCAAATATTAAAAGACCGGTTAAAAAATAATTGCAATGAGTAAAACATTTACAACTAACTTAAACATAAAAAATAATTTTGATGATACTGCTAAGGATGCAGAGCATCTAAATGACGAACTAAATAAAACTGCACAAGCACAACAAGCAGTTAATGAATCTTTTGATAAAGGTTCCACTTTTGCAGAACGTTATGGTGACGAATTAGAGCCATTAACAACACGAATGGGTGAAGCAGAGGACCGATTATACGAATTGGCGTTAGCAGGTGACACTACTTCTAAAGAATATCAAGAACTTTTGCAAAGCGTTGGTAATTATCGCAAAGTTCAAATTCAAACTGATATGGCAGTTGACGGTGCGGCAACTACAATGGGTCAGAAATTGGGTAGTGCATTAACCGGTGTTACAAGTGGATTTGCAGCAACTCAAGGGGCATTGGCTTTATTTGGCAAAGAGAATGAAGCACTTGAAAAAACACTTGTAAAAGTTCAAGCAGCATTAGCTATTCAACAGGGCGTTGATGGTTTAAGAACATCTTATAAAGAACTTGGCGGAGTAACAGGTTTAGTTACTAAAGCACAAAAGGCATTGAATTTTGTAATGGGTTTAAATCCTTTTGTAAGAATTACAACAGCAGTTGTTGCAGTAGTAGCCGCACTTGCAAAGTTTACAAGTTTTCTTGATCCTGCAATTGACAAATTAAAAGAGTTTAGCGACTTCATTGGCATAAGTAATTTTGCAGAAGAGGAACAAAATCAAGACCGCAAAAGACGTGCAGCAGAAGAACAGGCAAGAATAGAGTCTTTACGTAAACAAAGAGAACAGGCATTTAATCAACAACAATCGCAATTTGACAGAGAAATAGCTTTGGCAGAAGCAGAAGGAAAGTCAACAGTGGAATTAACTCAACAAAAGATTCAAGCAAGTATTGCATTTCAAAAAGAAAAAGTCAAAGAGATACAATTGCAATTAGACGGACTAGCAGTATTTGAAAAAGCGATTGCAGGTAATAGTGCTTTTTCTAGAGCAGCATTGGAAACTGCTAGAAAAGACAGAGAGGAAAGGGAAGCCATAATACAAGAATTGAACAATCAGATTGCAGACAGTGAAAACCAACTGAAGATAAATGTAATAAACAACAATAAAGCAAAAGCAACAAGTTACAAAACATATGCAACAGATGTCAAAAATAGTGCAAGAGAAATAGAAGACTTGCAAATACAACTAATGGAGGACGGTCTTGAAAAAGAACTTTTAATAAACAAAACAAAATTTGACAGACAACGTGAAGATATTACCGCAACAGGACAACAAAGACTTGATTTAATAGATTTGTTCAATCAGCTTGAACTTCAAAAAGAAAAAGAAATAAGAGATGAATTGGACGTATTCAAATTAGAATCTTTTGATGGCGAACTTGCACAAATGGAACTTGTATCAGCCAAACAAATTGAAACAACAAAACTGACTAATGAAGAAATAGAAAACCAAATAAAAGGTAGTGCAAAGCGACAAAAAGAAATTGATGACAAGACAACAGCGGATAAATTAGCTAATCAAAAACTTGTGGCTGAAACTTCATTACAATTAGCTCACGAAAGTTTAGGAGCGATTGGAGAATTAGCAAACGCATTTGCAAAAGACGATGAAAAAAGTGCAGAAAAAGCCTTCAAAATAAACAAAGCAGTTGGAATCGCTCAAGCAGTTGTTAGCACTGCACAGGGTATTATGGCACAATTAGCAGTACCTCAAGATGCCTTGACAGGTGTTAACTTTGTAAAAGCAGGTATTGTAGCAGCAACGGGTGCAGCACAAATTGCAACTATTTCAAAAAGTAAATTTCAAGGTGGCACTAATGACACGCCCGACATAGATACAAGTGGAGGTGGTCAAGCACAAGCACCAAGTTTTAACGTGGTCGGTGATAGCGGTGTAAATCAATTAGCACAAATACAACAACAACCCGTACAAGCATTTGTCGTTAGTGGTGAAGTAACTACAAGCCAAGCATTAGATAGGAACAGAGTACAAAATGCAACACTTTAATAAAAAAATAGTTATATAAATATGAGAATCGTAGAATTGATTATTGACGAAAATGACGAGGCAAGTGGCATTGAGGCCATTAGCTTAGTTGAAACACCTGCAATTGAAAGTAACTTTATTGCACTTAATAAACACCAAGTAGCGCTAAAAGAAATTGACGCAGAAAAAAAGATCCTAATGGGTGCTGCATTAATTCCTGACAAATCTATTTACAGACGCAACGAAAAAACGAATGATGAATACTACATCTATTTTAGTAAAGATACCGTTCGTAAAGCGTCAGAATTATTCTTTAAACGTTCTAACCACAAAAACGCAACCTTTGAACATCAGAAGCCAATAGAAAATATGACAATTGTTGAATCGTGGATTGTTGAAGATGCTAAAAAAGATAAAACAACTTTATATGGTATGGATGTTCCTGTAGGAACTTGGATGGTGTCAATGAAAGTTGATGATGAAAATATATATGAAAAAGCCAAGTCAGGTACAATTAAAGGATTTAGCATCGAAGGTTATTTTGCTGATAAATACGATATGACTAAAGAAGAAACTTTTGAAGACTTTGAAAAGAAAATGCTTGTTGAAGAACTAAAAGAACTTTTGCAAAAACAAGAATTGGAATCATATAGTGATTATCCTGAAAGTGTAAGGAATAATGCTAAGCGTGGAATTGAACTGAATAAAGCTGTTGGTAATAAATGTGCAACACAAGTTGGAAAAGTACGTGCTCAGCAATTAGCTAATGGCGAAGCTGTAAGCGAAGAAACTGTTAAAAGAATGTTTTCATATTTAAGCCGTGCAGAAACGTATTATGATAAAGGCGATAAAGAATCTTGCGGTTATATTTCGTATTTGCTATGGGGTGGTAAATCCGCAAAGACTTGGGCAGAATCTAAGCTAAAACAAATAGAGCGTGAAGAGTTGGCAAGTATGCTAATCGATGACAATTTTGCAATTATTGATGACCGACTTGCCTATTCTTCTGAAGCTATGGCAGAAAAAGCAGCTAAAGACGTAGGTGTTGATGGCATACACGAACACGAATACGAAGGCAAGACTTGGTTTATGGTTGGCAAAACGCACGAATTAGATCTTTATGGAAAATGTCCTAAAGGTTATGAAAAAAAGGATGGCAAATGCGTTAAAAAAAAAAGTGAATATGCAGAAATTGGCCCACGAGGAGGTGTAAGACGAAGCAAAAAAGCACCAAAAGGTGATACACCAAACCCAAATCCAAAAGGCAAAGGAACTGCAAAAGGTGATGCAAGCACAAGCAGAGGTGCTAAAGTAAGTAAAGCTGACGAAGAAAGTTTACGCAAAAAAAGCAATGAATTTAATGAACGCTATAAAGATAAACTTGGGTACGGTGCTAATGTAGGAGCATTAAAAAGTGTATTCCAAAGAGGTTTAGGTGCTTTTAATAAAAGCCATTCACCCAAAGTAAAGAGTGCAAGACAATGGGCAATGGCAAGAGTAAACGCTTTTTTGTATTTACTAAAAAACGGAAGACCACAAAATGCAAAATATACAACTGACTATGATCTGCTCCCTGCTAAACACCCAAAAAGTTCTAAGAAATGAGAAAAAAACGAACCAAAGAAACACACGGCAAATCAAGTCCTAAAGGTGGCAAAAGAGGTTGCTTATGTAAAGACAACACATATAGTTCAAAGTGCTGTGATGGCACGTTACGAGGGCAAGGCATAGGAAAGATCTAAACGAATTTGCAACAAAATAAATTAAAAACAGTTATATTAATATGAATACACACAGAGCCGTTAGGCAATTTTTAGCAAAAGCAGAAAACAAGACAGAGTTAAAATCTGAAAGAGTTGAATTAAATGTTGTACAGGACATTGATAAATCTGCAGGTCAATTATCTAAAGCTATTCAAAATTTAGCAGACATTGCCGTAAAAGCAAAACAAGCTGAAAAAAAACACGAAGATGCTTTACTTAAGGCTTACGAAAAATCTTTAGATGACCAAGATAAATTAAGGGATAAGTTGAAAAAACAAGAAAATGTAATGGATGAAGCAAAAAAAGCTGTTGCAGCAGCAGAAAAAGGTGCAAAAGCTTTAGGATTAGATGCAAATCAAATACCCAATTATGAAATATTAGTGAGCTTTATGAAAGAATTTCCATCACAATATAATGATGTAAATAATTTAATCGTAGAAATTACACAATCCAAAATTTAAAATAAATAAAAATGAAAGATAATTCAATATTAAACAAAGTGCGTGAACTGCTTGGAATTGAAATAAAATTAGAGCAACGTAAATTAGAAGACGGTGTAACAATAATTGAAGCAGATTCTTTTGAAGCAGGTGCAGAAGTTGTAATTGTAACAGAAGACGAACAAAAAATCGCTTTACCAAAAGGCGAATATACTTTGGAAGATGAAAAAATGTTAGTTGTAGCAGAAGAAGGTGTAATTGCTGAAATTAAAGAAGCTAAAGAAAAAGAAGAAGAAGATAAAGCTAATGAAGAAAAAGCTAAGAAAGAAGAAGAAGAAGAAATGATTGAAGAAGAAGTTGAAGCATCAGAAGAAGCTAAACCAATCAAGAAAACAGTTGAATCAATTGTAAAAGAAACTTTTTTCTCTGAAATGGAAGAGCTGAAAAAAGAAAACGAAGAACTAAAAGCAAAATTGGAAAAATTATCTAAAGAGCAAACTGTTGAAGAAACTCAAGAAGAGGTTGTTGAACTTTCTCAAGAAGTAGAAGCAGCGGCAAAACCTATTACACACAATCCTGAAAACAAGAAAAAAATTGACGGTTTCAAATATTCTAAAAACCGTAACAAAAGCACTTTGGATAGGGTAATGGAAAAATTAAGTAAATAAATTATTAATAAATAAAAAACAAAAACAATGGCAGTATCATTGACATCAACGTATGCAGGGGAGTTTAGTGGAAAATATATTTCTGCAGCTTTACTCTCAGGCTCAACATTGGAAAACGGACTAATTACCGTTATGCCAAATGTAAAGTACAAAAGCGTACTACAAACAGGTGCACTTGGAGACATAGTGGCTAACGCAACTTGCGATTACACAGCTTCAGGTACACTTACATTAGCAGAAAAAATTATTGAACCTGAAGAGTTTCAAGTGAATTATGATATGTGTAAAAAGGATCTTTTAAATTCGTGGGAAGCGGAGCAAATGGGATTCTCTGCATTTGACAAATTAGCACCTTCATTATCCGACTTTGTTATTGGATACACAGCTGCAAAAGTAGCTGCAAAAATGGAAACTAACATTTGGTCAGGACAGACTGCTAACGCAGGTGAATTCGACGGATTTTACTACTTGGCTACTGCAGGTGGTTCAGGTTGTGTTGCTGTAACAGGTACAGGAGTCACTGCTGCAAACGTCATTGACGAAATGGGTAAAGTTGTCGATGCAATACCAAGTGCAGTCTACGGTAAAGAGGATTTATTTATCTATGTTGCTCCAAACGTAGCAAGAGCATACATCCGTGCTTTGGGTGGGTTTGGTGCTAACGGACTTGGTGCTAACGGTGTAAACAACGAAGGAACAACTTGGTTTACTAACGGTGCATTGTCATTCGATGGTATTCCTGTAGTAGTTGCTCAAGGTCTTCCGGCTTCATCTATGATGGCAGCGCAAAAATCGAACTTATTCTTTGGTACAGGTTTACTAAATGATCATAATGAGGTTCGTGTATTGGATATGGCTGAGCTTGACGGAAGTCAAAATGTTCGTGTAATTATGCGATTTACAGCAGCCGTACAAATGGGAATTAATTCAGACGTAGTTATATACGCTTAATATTAATCAGAATTTAAAAAGGGTGGGTAAAATTGCCTGCCCTTTTTTATTCATAAAAACTTTTAAAAAATGAGTTGCGATATTACCAACGGTCGTGTTGAGGAATGCAAGGACAGCGTAAGTGGTTTAAAAGCTATTTACTTTGCAAACTTTGATGATCTTGACACAGACAACATCGTTTACGATGCTACAAATACAGATACAATAGATACTTGGGCACCTGCTGCAATTTTATCTTTGTTTAAATACGAATTAAAATCTAACGAGAACAGCTTTACAACTGCTGTTCAAACTTCACGAGATAACGGTACAACATTCTTTGAACAAACACTTGCTATTTCTTTAAAGAAACAAGACCAAGCTATGCACAAGAATATCAAGCTTCTTGCTTACGGTAGACCAAGAATTATTGTGCGCACTATGACCGATCAATTCTTTTTAATGGGATTGGCACAAGGGTGCGATACAACTGCAGGTGAAATATCTTCAGGTGCAGCACTTGGTGACTTCAATGGCTACAAATTAACGTTTGTTGCTTCAGAGGTTTTGCCTGCTAATTTCATTGACGTTTCAACAGAAGCTGCATTAAAAACTGCTTTTGCAACAGGAGCAGGTGAAGATGCGTCAGTTGTGACTTCATAAAAAACCGGGTTTTCTTTTCCTTGTATAATGTAATTAAGGCACTTTTCGGAGTGCCTTTTTTTGTTTATATACTAATCAAAAATAATGATTAGGATGTAGGAATTTCGTTTTAAGCGTGGTTCATACATTTTTAATGGTAGTATATATTAGCATTAAAATAATGCGTGTAGCATAGCTTAAAATAGCAAACAGCGTGTTTTTTTTGTTCAGTTATTTTGTTTATGGCATACCGTAAAAGAAACAAAAAAAGCAAAAAACAGTTATATATGTACAATGATTATCCTTCAACCTATATTAACAGAACAAACGTTTAGTTTTATTCCAAGAAGTCAGACGTATGACGGTTTATATCTTAGAAATGAATCAACTAATGTAGAAACGCAAATAACAATTACAAGTAGTACGCAAGGAGATTATTATGACACAATAAATGCTACATTTGTAAATGGAACATTTAATTTAATTAAAGACAATTTTTATACATTAGAATTGCGTAACGGTACGACAGTAGTGCATAAAGATAAAATATTTGTAACTGATCAAAGTCCCGTAGTAAATTACACTGTTAATCAAGGCGAATATCAATCAAATGTTAGCAACAACGAATTTATAATTTATGAGTAACAATATTCACGTTTTAGAATTAAGTGGCTATGAAGCACCTATCATAAAAGAATCAAAAAAAAATGATTGGGTTGAATACGGCGAAGACAATAATTATTATCAATATTTAATTGACAGATACACAAACTCAACCACTAATAATGCTATTATAAACAACATCACTCGTTTAGTATACGGTAAAGGATTATCAGCAACAGATGCGTCAAAAAAGCCTAATGAATACGCACATATGATGGCATTATTTAATAAACAATGTGTTCGTCATTTAGTTAGTGATTTAAAATTATTAGGACAATGTGCAATGCAAGTTATATACAGCACGGACCGTAAAAAAATTGCCGAAGTGCATCATATTCCTGTCCAATTACTAAGAGCAGAAAAATGCAACGAAGACGGTAAAATTGAAGCATACTATTATTCAGACGATTGGACCGACACGCACAATTACAAGCCTAAACGTATATCTGCTTTTGGTTTTAGCAAAGATCCTATTGAAATATATTTTGTAAAACCTTATTCAGTCGGTATGAAATATTATGCCCTTGTAGATTATACAGGCGGCATTCCTTACGCTGTGCTTGAAGAGGACATTAGCGAGTATTTGATTAATGAAGTAGAAAACGGGTTTGCAGGTCGTAGCGTAGTTAATTTCAATAATGGTATTCCAAGTGAAGAGCAACAGCATATGATAAAAAATAAAGTTTTATCACAATTAACAGGTATGAGTGGTGAAAAGTTAATTGTTGCTTTTAATAATAATGCAGAAAGTAAAACTACTGTTGATTCAATGCCCGTAAATGATGCACCTGATTTATATCAAACTTTAAGTGAAGAGTGTTTGCGTAAAATAATGTTATCGCATAATGTTACAAGTCCATTATTATTTGGTATTGCTTCAAGTAATGGCTTTTCAAGCAACGCTGACGAATTAAAAGACAGTTTTGCATTATTCAGTAATATGATTATAATGCCGATGCAAGAAATGTTGTTAGATGCTTTTGAACAAATATTAGCGTATAACAGTATTGCATTAAATTTATTTTTCAGAACACTTAAACCATTAGAATTTGTAGACCTTGAAAACGCAGTAACTGATGAGCAAATTCAAGAAGAAACAGGCTTAGAATTAAGCGAAGACAATGCAATAATATTAGACTTTATTGCAAAGGGTGAAGATATTGAACAAGAAGGTTATATATGTATTGACGAACGTGAAGTTAATTATGATTTAGATAGCGAATTTGATAAAAAAATTAATGAACTAACTAATGAATTAAAACCTAAACAAACTACATTATCAAAAATTGTACATTTATTACGCACAGGTCGTGCAGCACCTAATAAAACGTCTGAACAAGATGAAGAGGTTAATGGCTTTCATTTTAAAGTGCGTTATCAATACACAGGCAATCCTGCACCGCAAAGAAATTTTTGCAGAGCAATGATGAGAGCTCAAAAAGTGTATCGCAAAGAAGACATAACTGCATTAACAAGTCAACCGGCGAACCCGGGGTTTGGTGAATTTGGCACAAATACTTATTCAATTTGGTTGCATAAAGGTGGACCGCAATGTAAACATAAATGGAAGCGTAGAACGTATGTAAGTTTTGATGCAAAAGCACCTTTAGGATCTAACAAAGTATCAGAAATTACAGAAGCTATTGGAAAAAAATACGGATACGTTATTAACGATGCGAGTTGGTCACAAGCAAGTATTGAACCTATTAATACCCAAACAAACGGTTATTCGCCAAATAATCCTAAAACAAGAAAATATTGGCAGAAAAATTAAACTATGGCAAAAGCATTATTAATATCAAGAGCAGACGTTGTTAAATTTACGTCAATGAATGGAAACATTGATACTGATAAATTTATTCAGTACATTAGCCACGCTCAGGACATTCATATCCAAGCTATGACGGGCACTGATTTATTAGAAAAAATACAAAACGATATTATTGCAGGTACATTAGCAAATCCATATTTAAGTTTACTTACGACTTACATTAAACCTGTTTTAATTCATTATGCTATGGTGGAATATTTACCGTTTGCAGCATATACAATATCTAATAAAGGAATTTACAAACACAGTAGTGAAAACAGTGAAAACGCATCTAAAGATGAGGTTGATTTTTTAATGGAAAAAGAAAGGAAAACAGCAGAATATTACAAGCAAAGATTCATTGACTATATTTGTCAAAATAACGCATTATTTCCTGAGTACAACAGCAATAGTGGTAGCGATGTTTTTCCAAGTACAGACAATAATTTTAGTGGTTGGGTTTTATGAAAAAAAGATATACAGCAAAAAAGCGTAATATAATACGTTTACAAAAGTTTTTAAACAAATTAGAAAATGGCAGACATAAAGATAAGTGCGCTAACGGCAAAGAGTGCTAATTTAGCAACTACTGACCGTTTTGCAATAGCAGAAAGTGCAGGGGGTAGTTCTTTCAATAGTAAGCACATTACAGGCTCAGAAATTATTGACGGTGTTAAATTAACAACACAAAGAGGGATTACAGTTTTTCCAAAAACATTAACATTAGCAGATGCTAATAAATTTTTGACTTTAGATAGCAGTAGTGCAAATGTAACCACTATTCCACCAAACAGTTCAGTTGCGTTTCCTACAGGAACACGAATTGAAATTACACAGAGTAACAGTGGACAATCTCAAATAGTTGCAGGAAGCGGTGTTACTTTAAGAGCAGCAGGTGGTGCAAGTAAACTATCAGCACAATATGCAACGGCTACATTGCTAAAAGTGGCAACAGATGAATGGTATTTATTTGGCTCAATAACAACTTAATTTAAGAAAAATGGCAGTTACAAACGGATGGGGACAAGGAGCAGTTAACAACACTATTGATTGGGGCAAAGGCGAAGACAATGCTACAAATAGTTGGGGTAAGGTTTACGATGTAAGTTCAAGCGGTGACACAAACATAACAGGTAGTGGCGGCACACCGGCTTTTGTTAATACTAAAAGTATAGAACTTGACGGTGTAGATGACTTTGTAAATTGTGGGGATAGTGATAATCTATCTTTTGGTAATGGCTCTACGGATTCGCCATTTAGTATATCTGCTTGGATAAAACCTAACGACAATCAAAAATTCAGAATTATTTTTAAATATAATCCAACTCAAACTTTAAGAGAATACTTTTTTCAAGTATCTAATTCGTCAAAATTACAAGTCGGACTTTACGACGCTAATAATTTAGGCAGCTTAGGCAGAAATGGGAATACAACTATACCGGAAAATGTATGGAGTCACGTTGCAATGACATATAATGGGAACGGTTCAAATACAGGTATTAAAATATATTTAAATGGTGCTTTAGATAATGGTAGCACGTCTGCAGGTGGTTCGTATACTGCAATGAATAATACAACAGAACCCTTTTTGATAGGTAAATTTAACGGAGGCACTACTGCAAATGGTTTAATAGATGAAACGGCAATATTTAACACAGAATTATCTGCAAGTGATGTGACCGATATTTATGGCAGCGGTGTTCCCTCTTCCCTTTTAAGTTATAGCAGTTTAATTTCTT